TCAAATCTCCGTGTCTCGCCCCGAGGCGAGCGCTGCTTGTCAGTCCCCGATCCCGAACGAGTGGTAGTGGTACACGTACTCGCCACCGCTGCCGCGTAAGCCGGTACCGCGGTACGACGACCCCGGTACCCCACCGCCGCCGACCGGCACTAGCTTCTTGATGACCTCTGCCACGGCCTTGGCCACAACATCGTTGTCGCCGCGCACGCCCAGATAACTGTCGTCGGAGTACGCATTCTGCACGCCCCAGGCACCGATCTCGACCAGGCCAATGCCTGGCTGCTCGCGCTCGGTCGCGCTCGGGTACGTGCCGGTCTTCTTGAGCAGAGAAATCACTGTCTTGCCCAGTTCCGCTTCCAATTTCTTGAGCCATGCGAACTGCGGTGCCTGGCCCTCCTTGAGAATCACAACCTGGACACTCGGCTCGTAGTCACTACCCTTGCGCTCCCAACGCACTTCCAGGCGCGCGACGACGTCCACCGACGAGCGCCCGGCCGGGCGAAACCCGATCATCTTCGTCTCGGCGAGTCTCGCTTCCTCCAACTCGGAAGCCCATCCAGGCACCATAATCCCCTCTCCCACGGCATATGGCCGGCTCCGTCCGGCATCGCTGATCAGATCTTCGCGAGCCTTCTTCGACCCGATGTACTTCTTGGCCAGGTGGGTCGCCTGGACCTCGTTGTACTGGACCGCCGCCCGCAGGTAGGCGCGGTAGTGCATGCCATTCTCAGAGTCATCGAAGGCCACCCCGCGTCGCGCCCTACGCTCCGATGCGTCGAGCAAGTCCTGAGCCGCCTCCGCCCACGCCGGTCCAGGTTCTTGCACTCGCGTAGCAATCCTCATGGATCCAAAACCTACCCGAACGCTGTCACCGACACCACTTTCTGAACACGACGAGCGGCTCTGGCGGCGTTCATCCGTGCCGTGGCGCAGAGCCTACACCGAAACGCCCGGCCGTCCGGCGACGCCCTTCGGACATGAAAGTCATCTATGGGCCTGACCTCGCCGCAAGAGGTGCAGCGCTTCTTGCCCTCGGCCGCGTACGGGTTCTCCCCGCGAAGGTGATCCTTTAGACGCTTCCCGGCCAGGTGGCCACCGTAGCGCTCGCAGACGTAGACCCCGTTGCGCTTCAGGTTCTTATCGTGCGTCAACCGCAATGGGGTGTGGGTTTCCTTGCAGTAGTCGCACCAAACCTCGACGCGCTCGCTCGCGATGCGCCGCTCGTAGTAACGCCTACGAATCTGCTTCCGGCCCTCCTTTTTCCTCTCGGCAAGGCTGCTGTTGCTGTTTTTAGAGTCGAGGTAGTTGATCGCCCAAGACACGATCTCGTGGTCGCTTCGTAGGCCGCTGTCTTGTTCGGTCCAGACGCGAAACCCCGCGCCGTTCGCCTTTGCGAACAGTTCCGACTCGCGGACCTGATTCTGCACAGCCAAGCTCGTGAGCATGACAGACGGCTTGATCTCCCAGACCTCAGCAGCTCCATGTGCGAACTCGATCCATAGGTCTGGATTGCGCCAGCCATCCTGGCCCTTGAACGCATCGCACCGACGAAAACTGGTCACCGCAGAATCGCTCTCTAGCAAGAACAGGCAGCGCAGCTCGTACGACGACCCAAAGTATACGTGCCGACCGTTTTTGGTTGACTCAAAATGCCCGCGGATGTGTGCGTGCGTGAACACGCCAGCCCGGTGCTGCTTCGCACAGCGCTCCGCCGAAAGCTCGTTGCGCGAGCGATGCTCGTTCGGCTTGAGGTTTATGACCCAGCGCTTTTTCCCGGCATCGAAAATCCTCTTGAGACCCCTGGCGGCTGCCCACTCGAACTCCGTCATGCTGTCGGGACAATCGACGGCGCCCTTCTTCTGACTCTGCTTGCTAAGTCGCTTGCCAAGTTGGACGTAGCAGTAGTCCGGCTTCTGATTCTGCTCCAGCGAGAACCCGACCCGTTCGTACAGTGCACGATCGGTGAGTCGATTGTCGCTAAACGTCACGAGTTCGTCGTAGTTCTGCTCGGTAGACCACTTGATTGCTGCGCTAACGAGCCTCGATGCGCCACCTACGACTTGCACACCGGCCTTGAAGCACAGGCGATCGAGCACGATCTTGTTACCGGAAATCTGTCGGCTGTGCCGACCCAAAGACAGCACGCCGAGCAACTCTCCACCCATGTACAGGCCGAAACATGCGACGCCGAGCTTGTTCGAGCCCTGGATGTGATGGGTTTCCAAAAATGGTGTCGCTTCATGTCTCGGCGTCTCGCGTACTTCGCACATGCGTGCGCCCATGCGGCGCTCGAAAATGCCGGCGCGCGCACGCACGAAGCATGTCACCTGCTCGCAACGGCTCGCCCATTCGTCCGAGAAGATGTGCACCGTATCGTCTGGCTCGATCCCGTCGTACAGACGCTCCACCGTCGCCTGGTCACTCAGGTCCCAACACACGATCTTCAATTGATCCTGCACCTCGGCTGCCAGCGCGGCAAAACTGCGTAAATTGAGGGGCGCTGCCGGCATCTGCGACTTAGCTTGAGACGCTCGAACAGCCTGTGGTCGCATCACGGCACGACCTGATTCTTGTGTGCTGGCCAGCTTTGCGCGCGCTGCGAGTGCGCGGTCCGCGTGGCACCGCTTGCACCGACGGTACTGCCCGCCGCGCGGGTCCTTGATCACATTGAACCCGACCACGTCGTAAACGTGGCCTTGTGGACAGGTCACAGCCTTGGCTTCGCGCTTGGCACTCACCACCATCACATACCACGCTACGGTCCGTAGTGGTATGTGTTACGCACTGTCTGCCAAGAAACAAAAGGCCCCAAGGTTTCCCTTGAAGCCCTTTTACGGTTTTTATCAACCGTTTCGATGTCTTACAGGCCGCCGGTGATCGTTACGCGGCCGTACCACTCGTCCCGCAATCTTTTGGTCGCGTACCGCGTGCGCATTCCCTTGCGGTAGGTCTGATCCTCGGGGTCGAGGAACGTCGGCGTCATCTGGAGCGGCACGTAGGGCGCGAAGACGAAGCCTGCGTCGAGGTAGCTCTGGCCGCGGAGGCCGAGCATGATCTGGTTGAAGGTGAAGAACGGATCCTGGTAGCCCCACCACTTGTTGCTCAGCAAGCCGAGCTTGAGGATGCCCTGGTGGGAGCTGATCGGGCCGTAGCTCGGCGGCGTCTGGACGCCGTCGAACGGACCGTAGGGGTTCTCATTGCCCGAGACCCAATTCGCGCGGTAGTCGCCGTGGCTCTGGAGCTGCACGAGCTTGGCCGAAACCTCGGGCGAGGTCACGAACCAGTTCGCGGGCGCGCGCAAGGTCTTCTTGTGGATGAGGTAGCTCACCGCGCTCATGCGGGTCAGGCAGGAGCGGATGTGGTCCACCTCGGTCACGCCGGCCGGGACCGTGAAGTCGAAAGTCGCGGTCGTGCCCGCAGAAGCGGCGAACAACTGGTTCAGGATGTCGCGATCCAACTCCAACGCGATTTCCTGGCTAATACCAGCAACCAGCTCGGTCTCGGCATCGACGCCGTGGAAGGCACGCAGGTCGTCGGAAGCCTCGGCGCTCCAACGAGCCTTCAGCTTGCGCGTCGTGGCACGGATCTCCTGGAAGTCGATGTCCAAGAAGACGTCGGGCACCTGCTTGTTGGCTTCCGAGTCGTAGTAGTAGACCGCCACGATCGTGCGACCGGCACCGGCGGTCGGAGCCGCCGTGAACTTGAAGCCGGTCACTTGGCCGGTGGCGTAGTTGATCGAGCCAGCCGTCACATCGCCCGTGAAGCCACCTGCGCCATCATCGGTCGCAGTCTGGACCACGGTGCCGTCGGCATCGCGATCTTCGAGGATCACCGAGATACCGCTGTTGGCATCGAGCGGGCGAACCGGACTGTACTGGAAGATCACCGAGAGCGCGGCGCCGGCACCGCCGTACTTCACGCCGTCGGGCACCGCCAGTTGCTCGGAGTCCACCTTCTCGGAACTGAAGTCACGGTCGAAGTTCTGAATCAGGCTGCTACCCGCAGCCGTACGACCCTTGGACTTGCCGTGCTTGTATTCGAAGAAGAACACCGCGCCCACCGGGGCCGTCATCGGTTGAACCGAGACGATCTCGTTGGCGATCAGGTTCGGGAACACGCGGCGCAGAACCGGGAAGATGTACTTGGTGTACGAACCCGTATTCGACGCCAGGGTGTCTTCCTGGAGCTGATGACGCATGTCCGAGAACTGGTTCTCGAACAGCATCGCCATCGTCCTGCGCGTGTAGGCGTCGCCCACCCCGTCCAGGAAGTTGCCCCACTTGTCTTCGAGTAGAGCGCCGTACGAGTCGTCCCGTACGGTCCTCGCCGCTTCGCTCATGTGTCGCGCTTCCATCAGTTTCCTCCGATGAACACCGGCTCGCCGTGTTCTTCTTAGTGTTGGCCTATCGTACCGGCTTC